ATGCATTTTGTGCATGCACATGTTTAACCGAGACGGATAGGTAACTCGGTCAACAACAAATCACATTATATGTTTGTAAATGTTTATTTTATGTTGTAGAGGCAAAATTCTCTCACTTTATTTTGCTACTCTTCTATACTACTCTAACGCTATTATTAATATTACTTCGCGACCACATTAGTATCTTCGGTTACTAGTGTTTCAACTATGAGAATTCGACACTCTCATGGGGTCACTTAATGGGGTAGAGATTCCGCCAAATTGCAGGTCGAAAGACTTGTGGGACGGATATCTATCTAACGCTTTGTGCCACGTTCTGGTGGTTAGCTGATGAAACTAATTAACGGGATCGCGTACTAGACATTCCCTTTCGGAACTCTAATACAGTTATTGTTTTACGTGCTGTAGCAATAATGATCATTTCTACGTGTATTGGTAGAGTGAGGGTACGACCCGCTACTAGAATGTAACTGGGATTTCATTCCCCAGGTACACGTATTAACCGAGATTAAGACTTCAGATCGACCCACTGCACAGTAATGTGTATGTGCCTATTTATGGACAGAGAAACACAAGGACTTAATAAAACGCTATGATGAACACCACTAAAAAAATAACTCCAAACATTACCTCACCCTCTAACTTAACTCAACCCAAGCACCCTCAGTGTAAGAAGCAGTGTGAAGGACCTTATGTCCAATACTGTAACAAGTATAATTTAGCAGTACTTATTCACAAGTGTGGAACGCATGTATGGACTACACCAGGAGAAAGATACTCTAAACTGCTCAAAATAAGGTCGCAGCATTTGTATAGTGAGGGCCTTCTGGACGCAGAAACTCCAGGAAAAGCGTCTATTGAGTATAACAAACCGCATTTTCAAGGTTTGCTTGATAATCTCTTTGGACTTAAAACGCTCTCAGACGGAATTACGACTGCATCTGGTGCTGTTACAAATACCATAGAAAATTCAAATTCCATTTTTAGGCAATTTGTAGATGCGGCTTCACCATTGTTAGAGTCTTTTAATAAAACCATGACTTCAGTAAACTCTGGTTTTTCATCTGCTACTCTTTTGGGATTGGCAGCAATGCTTTTTGCGCTTTGGCGTGTTAGGAAAGATAAAATAGCTTTTATTTCCATTTTAATTTCCCATGGAGTTATGGCCATGGGCACCCCTTTATATGAATTCATAGTCAACAAATTAGAATCTTTCACGAAACCAGTATTTCAATTTGCTGGGGCAGAAACAGTACTAGACTTTGATAAAACAGTAGGGCAGATTCTCAAATATTTTCCCATTTTCTCTACAATTAGTTTGGTATTCATGGCCCCTTTTTTAAAAGCGGGTCCTGTTAATTTTAATAACTATTTTTCTCTTATGTCAACTATGGCTATTGAGAAAGCTGGATCAATTGGGAAAGCAACACAAGGCTTGGGCTTTTTCTATAACACAATGACAAGCTTAACAACTTCTGCCATGGACATGATCCTTCAAACGTGTTGTGGCGTCACGAAGCTTGATCAGGAGGAACATTTTAATTCTTCAGTGAAAACTCTCCTAACAGACTTGGAATCCCTTCAGGATTATAAGATGCAACATGAAGCTCTTCTGGATAACAAGATTTTAGATAAAGTCCAAGCAGTGTACAGTAGGGCTTATGAGCTATGCAGAACGTTTGATCACTTAAAGAATACATCGTCATGGGATATTCTGCGCACTATACTAGACAAGTCCAAACAACTACACGCCAAATTAGTTGACATTTGTGGCGTTAAAGACAAGCAGCGTACTGCCCCTCTGGCAGTATTAATTCAGGGAGAGACAGGTATAGGAAAATCATTCTTGACTGATTATATAATCAAGTTACTAGCGAAGTACCATAATAAGCTAGTTTCAGATAATCAAATAGAAGGAAAATTATATGATTTACAAGATCTAGGAGACCTTAAATATTCCTTTAATCCAATGAATGAATTTTATGATGGTTATAAGCAACAATTTTCAGTAGTGCTGGATGATTTTGGACAAAGGAAGGACTCTGAAGCAAATCCTAATCCAGAGTATGCAGAAATTATTCAAATTGTAAATGAAGCGCAGTATGTTGTTCACTCAGCTCATCTGGCGGACAAAGGGAAAATCTACATGCGCTCTAATTTTGTGTTGGCTTCAACTAATCATCTGAAACAAAATATCAAGTCAATAACATATCCTAAAGCCCTTTACCGTAGATTCAAGGCAATTGCGCGCTTTAGAGTAAAGCCTCAATTTGCTCTCCCTAATGGCTCTTTAAACATACCTTCGCTCTTGGGGAAAATAAGAACTGACATTTATGATATAGATCTTTATGATACTGACTCACTGACTAATATTAATCAACAACCCGTTGTACAGCGTACTATCTCTTTTGATCAGTACATACAAGCTCTGTGCTTGTTGTATAAGGATATATTTTCTTCTTCAAAGAATTATACCAAATTTATGGCTGATGAAGCTAATTTTAATATTGAAATCGATGAGAATGCCATTAGAAACTTGCCAATGTTCCAAATGGCAGAAGATGACTCCAGCAGTTTGTCCAGTACGGACACTCTACACTCTGTAGAGGATGGTGACCTGATTTATGAGGAAGAAGTCACCAGCGTAGGAGAGATTGTCACTACTTTTCAGACAGAGTTATTAGAAGATATTCAGAAGAAAATTCCTGTAGAACCAATCTTGTCATTCTCTTGGCTCAAACAACACTTCACAAATTTTAATATGTGTACGAACTTTAAGTACTATAAGGACCAAATAATATCAAATTGGAAAACTATTGTTGGAATAGTTTGTGGCTTTATTGGCACCTTGTCAATGTTTTACAAGTTTGGTAAGGTGGTTACAACGTGCCGGGGATGTAAAGAGTTTGAACGCTTTAAGACAGATAAGCATGCATATTTATATTATTATCATATCATGAAACGTAAATATAATACTTGTGAAGTTTGCAAGAATGTAGCCACTCTTGACCCATCCACTCCTGTGAATGAACTTTTAACTGAAATAGAAAGACTTAGAAAAGTGGAAAGTGATGTAGATTTTGAATATCTGCAGGATGAAGTAGCCTACAATAATGTAGAGAAATATGTAAAGAACACACTCAATATTACTGGAATGACTGATGATAATTTAACTCTGGGATCTATAATTATGATGAAAGGAGTTATTGGTTTGACCAATGCTCACAATTTAACAGCCATATCGAAGAATGAAACCTTTAGAGTAGCGGCCTTTAATGGAGTTCCTCAAACCATTAAAGTATCAGATTGTAAAATGATATTTGCACCTAATACTGACAATACCTTCAATGACTATGCACTTGTTGTCTTTCCTCCAAGTATGCGTGCGTTCCCAGATATAACAAAACACCTTTGTAAGCAAGCAGATTTACATCATTTCAAACAGACACAAGGGTATATTGTTAGACACAACAGATTTACACGAATGATTGAAAGTGGCATGTGCTATGCTACGGATGTTCCCATGTCTCTAGAGTCAGATGGAAAAGTCCATATGCTTAGAGACAGGTATGAATATAAGATCCCAACCACTCGTGGTCATTGTGGAAGTCTTCTTGTGGCTGAGAACACAAAGCTTCCGAATAAAATCATAGGTATTCACTCTTTCGGAGATGCTGTTGGTAATAATGCAGCTGTATGTATTACCTTTGAACGAGTGAATAATCTGCTATCTCAAATTCCTCCAACATTTCAAATAGCAGTTCCTGAGTTACCTTCTGTAACTCTGGATGACACAACATTGGCCCATCAAGGGAGTGTCATAGAAAATGTTCACAATATAGGTACCCTGAAACACCATATACCTCTTCCTACTAAGACAAAGCTCACTCCTTCTCCCATGTATAACAAAATATTAGATGCACCTGCACTGTGTAAACCTGCTAAGCTTTTTGACCCTACTAATGACCCATTAACTCTTGGTCTTAAAAAAGTTGCTAATATGCCTGAGAGTGTAGATCTTGATCTGTTGGAGCAGTGTGCAGACCACTATTTTAAGAGTGAATTTGTATATAGCAACTCAGGAGCTCGAGTTTTGACTTATCAAGAAGGTGTTGAAGGTAATTCCTCCTTAGGCGTGGTTCCCCTGTGTAGATCAACTTCCCCTGGTTTTCCTTATATAATGCAAAGAAAGAAGCCTGCTCTGGGTGGAAAGAAGGAGTGGTTTGGCTCAAATCAAGATTATTTGTTAGATGAAGGTGTGGAGAAATCGATAAATGAACGCATTCGATTAGCTAAACTAGGACAAAGAACAGAAACCTTGTGGATAGATACACTAAAGGACGAACGTAGGCCAGTGGAAAAGGTAGATCAGAATAAGACACGTGTCTTTTCAGTAGGACCCCAGGACTATATTATTGCAACCAGGATGTACTTCGGAGCTTTTGTAGGACATATTATGAAGAACCGGATAAAGAATGAGGTCTGTGTGGGGATTAATGTGTATTCTTCAGAGTGGACTCGCCTCGTACAAAGACTCAGAGAAGTAGGTAATAAGTGTATTGCTGGAGATTTTTCAAACTTTGATGGTAGTCTCCTTGTGGAGATTCTTAGGAAGATATGTGAAAAGATAAATGTGTGGTACGGTGATGACAATAGTCTAGTTAGAACAGTGCTCTTTGAAGAAATTTGCAATGGAATTCATGTGTGTCGGAACCATGTATACGGCTGGACACACTCTCAACCTAGTGGGAACCCTTTAACTGTAATCATTAATTCAATCTTTAATTCAATTATTATGCGCATGGCATTTGTTAAACTTGGTGGATCTCTCATGGATTATGATAAGCATGTACGCATGGTGAACTATGGTGATGATAACCTATTTTCAGTATCAGATAATTATATCACAACATTTAATCAAATCACCATAACTCAAACACTAGCGAGCATGGGCTTGACCTACACTGATGAAGGAAAATCAGGAGAACTTATTGCTCATCGCTCTCTCGATGAAGTCTCTTTCCTCAAAAGAGGCTTCCGTCGTTTGTCCGGCGGACTATATCGGGCTCCTCTGGCCCTTAACACTATAACTGAGATGTGTCAGTGGTTGCGGAGCTCAGCAGACCCTATAGGAGACTGTAAATCAAATGTTGAACAAGCATTGTTTGAACTCTCCTTACATGATCAACAAGTATGGACTAAATGGAACACTCGTATTGTAGATGCTGCGCGGAAAAGCGGGATTCACATCACCTCCTATTCCCAGCTTGATATTTACAATGACCGAATACGCACCTACTTAGACACCGTTGAAGATGATGCCAAACTCCATTTTCAATGCAAAGACGACACTTCATCCCGTGTTACACTAGCCACTACTCCCCAGATAATGTCAACGGATGTAGCGTCGCTTTCTAACTCTGGTAATGATGGCTCTAACCCCGACTTTCAGTCGGAAGAAAAAGAACTATTGCCTAAAGATTGTCTAGGAAAAGAGCAAATACTACCAATCAGTCGTGTAATAGCCACTCCCATGAGGAGTGAGGACACTTATTTAAGTGGATGTTCCTCAGTAGCAGCCCTACCACAAACATCTTGCTCACCTACAGGAAATGTTGCAGCGTTCTCCTGTAGTCAAATATCTGCAAACAACAATCACATCAATACAAATCGGAACTTTAAATCTTTAACCGAAGGAACAAAGATTAAACAACTTTATAATGAAGACACTAAAACTTGTATTCTTCTAGTTGTCAATTCCACGCGTGCAATTTACCGAAAGACACGTCAAGGTGTGGAGAAATCCGACGCCCGGAAGTGTCTCAAAGATTTGCGTATGCGCTATGAAAAGAGACTAGAGAATGCAGCTCATCCCCGCCCTCCCAAGCGTAATCAGCGCGATAAGAAGACGTTCTTACCAGGAACTATTTCTGGTGATGATAAAACAACTAAAATCATTAACAGAGTAATCCTGGAGAGTAATTTTGAAGATTCCTCTCCATCGCTCCCTCCTACACAAAACTCCCTTTACTATGGACTCCTCAAGTCTATAGCATCCTACTACGTTCAGATGAATCTCCCGCCCATCGTCAATGGTGTGTGGAGAAGTTCCTTAGCTGGGTTCGTAATGAACAGCCTCCCTGCCATGGTGGAGATTGATGGTGTTCTGCGTCCAAAGGAAACCATTCTTCAAATGATGCAAGAAGGAAAGTTAGAGCCTTGGGATGATAGATTAGATGGATATTTGTCTAGGAATATGAAAGTAGGCCTTCAGTATGCTTTCTATATAGGGACAGCTTTTATAGAAGAGGGTCTTATTAGTTCAGAAAATAAGCTTCTCTTTGGCTTTAAAGAGTTTTTTATACGTATGCAACAGGACAGTAGTAGGATTGGAGATTACTTGCCTGCCTTTTTCATGCACCTAGCAACAACTGTCTTGGGACGCTTTTCGTATGGATGGCTCTTGCGTTTCCTGTGCCATGCCCTTTTCAATGCCTTTACGGTAATGAATCGGAACATTGCACCTGGAACATTGGAGGACTCCAATCCAGATAATTCAGCCCTTATGGCAACAGAAGAAGGAAAAGTTTCTTCAACTGCAGGAGATGCAGATATGACACAGCTAACACAGGACCAAGACACAATCACTGATTCAACTATACAGACAACAACACTTACAACAGCAAAGAATGATCTAGCTCAAACCCTCCAACGGAAAATTTACATTGGTAAATTCTCCCTTTCAGAAATAGACCAACCTCTAACCCCAAAAGTGAACGACGTTTTCCCTAAGAAAATGTTCGATGCCTCTAAGTTCTTGCAAGCACGCTTGCAGAATTATAGATATATACGAGGTAGTATTAAATTCACCATTATGATCAATGCAACTAAATTTGATGTTGGGCAAATCTACTTTATGTGGGTTCCCAACGGAGCTATAGAATCAACAGGAACATATGATGATTATCACTGGAGAAGCCTACGTGGTGTTACAGCCGCGGTAGGTGTTCCGATAAAAGTTGGACCGGGCGCTGTAGGAGAACTTACGGTACCATGTCTTATCCCCTACAAGGGATATGATATGCATGCCGATATGTTTAACTATGGCGTTCTTAAGGCTTTTATTTTGAACCCCCTAATCAGTGGATCATCAAAACCAATACAATGCACATATTATGCTCAATTCTGTGATGATGTTCAAGTTGAGGTGGCTATGCCTCTACAGGAAGATCTAAGACATCAACAAGGAACCGCAAAGGATTATGCCCCCGGGTGTCATTCTGGTGTTGTGGAGCCGGGTACCCTCAGCGAATCCATCGCTGGGGCTCTTGACGTCGCAACATCCATTGGTTCTGCCCTGGTTGGTGGAATTCCCGTTGTCGGGGAGGTGGTTGGATCCATTGGTAAGGTAATGAGTTTGTTTGGTTGGGCTAAGCCGATTAACGTCGACGTAGTCCACCAATTTGCTCAGGCGCCTGCCAAAGAGTTCAATCATGCTCGCGGCATGGATAATTCTACTGTACTGGGACTTGATAGTCAGAATTGTAGTAACATCACAGCCACATATAGCTACAGACCCTATGATGAGATGAGCTTCACTTATCTCTTCAAACAAAAATGCCTTATGCACACAGAGAAATGGAATTTTAATTCTCCAGACATTTTACACGTACACCAAGTCAAACCTTGGAGTCCTCTCATAACAACAGACGCTTCAGTCGATCTCGAACTTGCAGATGTTGATTATATTGGTTTCATCGCCAATATGTTCGACTTATGGACGGGAGAGATTGAACTGACAGTGGAAATTCTTAATCACATGGCTCAATCAGGACGAATTCGCGTAGGTATTTTCCCCCCCATCTCTGATGCTGTTGCTAATACACTTACACTTGAAGACTTTGACAATGTTCCCAACGAAATCTTAGACATTCAAGCAAACCAATCAACACTTACATTTAGCGCACCCTACTTGCTACCTACAGCCTGGTCCAACATCAACACACCAGGTTGTACCGTAGTGATTGCGGTCATGAATGAACTTGTGTGCCAGGACGGAACACCTGACACAGCTTACATAAACATATGGCGAAAGGGAACAGACACACTACAATTCACCTCCCCTAACCAACAAACAGACTTTGTTCCACAATTCAGGGAACCGAATCCTGTCACTCCTCCTAAGTTGAATGCTGGATTTTCTGCAACTGCAGAGTTTCAGTATTTTGACGAGAAGAATGATGCGATAACTTTCCATGAATTTCAAACACCAGCTGGAGTTGCAGATGCTTCAGTAGACACTTTCAAATCTGTAAAAGATCTTATTAATAGACCATCCTTAATGCTCATTAATAAGACCAACAAAGACACTGCTTTTTCAACGAATGAAAATCTTTTTGGCAATCTAGCCATATCTTCTTCTTCTACTGATCTGTTTCGTTACAATTCAGATCGCCCATCTATGCTAGAATACTTTTCTCGACTCTACGCCTTTTGTCGAGGTTCCATAAATGAAAAAGCTGTTGCCCAAACACCTGATGGTGTGGTGTACTCCAATGTCGCTACCGTCCCCGTAACATCTGATAGTTCAGTAACACCGAACTCATTCTACACAGCCTACCTAGGCTTTAGTAGTAAAGATTACGAATGTATGCGATTTACAGCACTCCATCCTTTGGCTATAAACCCAATAGCTGAAGTAAATATCCCCCAGTTTTCCCATACTCCAATGCGTGCAGTTCAGTACGTAGGTCATACTGATGACCGTATCCCTCTGGGGGGTGCACTAGCTAAGTCGACCGAAATACGACACTTCCAATGGATATTTCCTGCCCAAAATAAGGGGCAAATATGCATTTACCGAGGAGGTGGAGATGATTTCCAATTTTTAGCCCCTTATGGGGTTCCGAGATTGTCCCGGTCAACTTAGTGGGTGAGGGTGATTCCTCGTCGCCCGTCAACAGAAAAGGCATCGGACCATACGTAAAACTATGACCAATGCTTTCGCTGTTGATGGAGTCGAATATATCGCAGTTTTTCCCTCATCAAGGGTTGTTTTTTGCGATATATTTTGCGATAAAATATCAACTATTTTACTGCATAGTGTGTAGACGGTGACATTAGTCACAGTTAGACCATGCCCTTCTGGCATGTAGTTAAAGCTCTTCAAGCTCGTCTACGCAG